CACCCCTCTACATATTGTTCACATCTCTTCAAAATGTCTTTCACCAGCTCCAATGGAATATGCGACCTTGTGTTGTATCGATTAATACCAGTTGTATTTAGCTTATTGAATTTGATGGTGTTCTTTATATCATCTTTCAATAACTTCAAATCGATATTGCTACCAAACTTTGTTGGTTTCTTAACTGGGTAATCATAGTTGTTGTAATAAGTTAGGTTTTCATACGGAATATCAAACCCTATTACATTTTTGATGTATT